GTAGGGCCGGTTCTTGATCCAGTCGATGTAGTGCTGGATCGGTTGATTGTCGGCCTCGTAAAAGTCCACCACGCGGATGCCGTCGTAGGTTTCCTGCCAGGCCCACCAGCTGCAGCTGTCGGTGTAGCCCAGGTCAGCGACCACGTTGACCGGAAACGCCTGGTCCAGGGGGTGCTTGCCGATCCGGCCCTCGGCGTAGGCGTCACCGATCTGCTTGGCGTAGTAGGCGCCTGGCACCGCGGCGTCGAAGTTGCACTCGTACTCGACCGCGTAGGCCTCGTCGGTCATCTGGGCCTTGGCGTCGCGCAGCTCGTCGGGGTGGATGATGTTGGTCTTGGACGCCGGGAGCTCGAGCAGCAGGTGCGTATCAGGATTTAAGCGTGCCTCCTCCTTCAGGTTCCAAAACAGGTTCTTGCCGCGCGGGGTGCCGGCGAATATCGCCCAGCCGCGCCGGTCGGAAAGTGCTGGTCGAATGACGGTGTACCAGGCGCTAGGCCTCATGTCACCGACCTCATCGAGCACGGCGCCGTCGAAGTACATCCCGCGCAGGGCGTCGTAGTTGTCGGCGCCCGCGACGTAGATCGTTGACTCGTCCTTGTGGCCGTTGTGGATCGTGATCTTCAGTTCGCTTTCGTTGGGGGGCTTGGACCAAAACGGCTTGGTCAAGTCCTTCATGTAGCCCCAGGCGACGCGCTTGGCCTGGTCGCGCTGCGGGGCTAGGTACGCGAACTGCGGCTTGGGCAGCGCTGTCTCGAGCGCCCCGATCACCAGGTCAGCGCACATGGCGACCGTCTTGCCGCAGCGCCGGTGCGCGACCACCACCGACCAGCGCGCCTTGCGGTTGTGCAGCGGCAGGAACACGCTGCGCGGCTGGTACTCCTGCAGGTTCACGCCGGCTCCAGCGCGGCGATCTTCTCGGCCGGCAGCATCTTGTAGGTCTTGACCGTGCTGATCCAGCCCTGGAAGTAGTTGCACACGGGGCGCTTGTCGCAGGTCTTGCAGTCGTGCGGACTGCGCCGCCCGAGGTTGGTCTGGTGCGAGCGGTAGTTGTAGAGCATCCGCGGGACCCGCTTGATCTTGTGCTTTTGGGCGATCTTCATCCACAGGTCGCCGTCGCTGCAGGTCCACAGCAGCGTGTTGTAGCCGCCGACGTCGATCGCGACCTGGCGCCGGAACATGCCCAGGTGGTTCCAGCCCATCGCGGCGCACATCTTGGGCGAGCTGAAGTTCTTGCTCTCGCGGTAAGAGGTCAGCTCGCCCTTGGCGTTGACCCGTGCGCAGTCGCTGTAGGCCAGCGCGAGCTCGGGATCGGCCGCGAACTCGGCCACCATGACCTCAAGCGCGTGCGGCTCGATCCAGTCATCCGAGTCCACGTGGCAGACCAGCAACCCGCGCGCGAGCTCAAGCAGCTGCTGGCGGGTCTTGGCGACGCCCTGATTCTGAGGGTTGACGCGGACCCTGATCCGGCCATCCAGCCTGGCCATCGCTTTGACCACCTCAACCGTGTTGTCCTTGCTGCCGTCATCGCAGATCAGCAGCTCCCAGCTCGTAAAGGTCTGCTTGAGCACGCTGGCGATCGCGGTGCTCGCAAACCTGTCCACGTTGTAGGTCGGCATCAGCACGCTGATCAGCGGGCCCTGACGACTCAACGCGCGACCCCGTTCAATCTGTCCGCGACCAGCTTGGCGTAGCCGGCAATGTCAACCCAGCTGTCGGCGTAGTCTGGGTCGCCGTTCACGATCCGGCCGATCTTGTGGCAGATCATCTCCAGCGCCTCGACCTGGTCGTCCTGCAGGACCTTGTCGCGGGCTTTGAGTTGCTGACGGATCACGGTCTTGAGCGTCTGCGTGACCTCGGCGTGGTGCATGAAGATGCCGTAGCGGCCGCCGCGCTCGTTCAATGTCTTGAGTAGGGTGTCGTTGCTCATAAAGGCCCTCAGAGCGATTTTCTTAACGGGTTAAGGGGTTGATATCACCCGGGGCGCGATCGTGCGCTGTGGCGCGTTCTGAGCGGTCCTGGAGGGTGTTGCGGGTCGTGGGCATTTGAAAAAAGGCTGGTAGGGGGTACAGAGAGTGAGTGGGGGGCCCCAGCTCCAGCTAGCCCCCCACCCCCGGCTCGATGGGGGGATGGGGGTCTGGAAACGTGCTCGGTTCTAGAACTTTGGACGGTTGCTCGACCGGTTGCGGATCGACAATCCGGTACACGCCCTCACTTTCCTGTTTGAGATCAAGCACTTGCGTCGGTGCGTGCTGCAACTGTGTCGCGCCTGTGCCAATCTGCCTGCCGCCGAGCCAGCCGAGCTCAAGTTTGATGCCGCCATCGACGTGCGCGTTCAGCTGCACCGGCACGAACTTGTTGACGACCGACGCGAAGATCTGTCGGTCGCCCAGGCTGCCCTTCGCGCGCTCCACCAGCCAGCCTGCCAGGCCCTGCGGATGGCACTGCCCGGGCTGGATCGCCTGCTCGATCGCCTGCTTGACCGTCACCGTGACGCGGTTGGGCGTGCCCTTGGCGCGGCCGGCCGGCATCTCGGCCCCGTTGATCGGGCTGCGCACCACTCCCTTTCGCGTCCCGACTTTTGGGACCTCCTCCGCCACCGCCTCAGCTACCTCCATGTTGCTCCTTTCTCATCATGTTGCACGCACCCCATACCTTACCTCAAGCGCGCCTGCACGCACCCTCCAGCTGCCTGCACGCACTGCACGCACGTACCCCACACCCCTACAGGGTGAGTGTGCGTGCAACCTGCAGCAGGCCTAGACGGCCCCCTTTGAGGGGGGCCCGTCGTCTAGGCCGACCCTGCTGCACCCAGCCTGCACTCACAGGTGCGTGCAAGGTGCGTGCGGTGCGAGCAAACAAAAAGCCCGCCAATCGGCGGGCCCGTACTTGTCTGCAAAGTCCGACTTATTCGTCTTCTTCGGCAAACTCGTCCTCGTCCTCGTCTTCGTCTTCCGCGTCTACTTCTTCCTCGTCCTCGGCCTCTTCCTCGACCTGGTCGCGCGCCTCAAGTGCTTCGTAAAGGCGGTCGTAGAGCTTGCCAAGATTGGTCCTGATTTCCTGGTCACCAAGCCACTCAATTACTTGGTCAAATTCGTCTTCCGACAAACTGATGGTCACAAATGCATCGTCCATAGCAATATCCTTTCAGTTGATGATTTCGCCGCGAAAATGAGCCCTGCCACTGATGATTTCTACTAACTCCGGTGGGAAAAGCTCACCACTATTGTCATAAGTGAGGATTGCAAATCCTTGACACCAAAAGTTCGGCCCGTCCTCGATATATCGAAATGGTCCATCGCTCGGGTCCGCGAGCATCCCTGTTGCGACGCCCCATTTGCGCCCGGTGTAGTCACCAATCGGTTTGACCTCGAGCTGGTGCGTGTGCCCGCAAACCATCGCCGTCAGGCCCGAGCGCAGGACGTTGTTGTAAGTGCTGTGAATGCCCGAGTGCAGCCGGTGCTTGACCATCGTGTTCCCGTTGATCAGCACCGACCAGCTCACACTCCACTCAGGCAAATGGTCCTGCAGCCGCGTCCCGCCGATGTCCTTGTATTCGGGCACCATAGCCGCCAGGCGCTTGTCAAACCTGATGCAGTGGTTTCCTATCGTCCGATGCAGGATCGCGCCCCTGGCGGCCTTTCTGACCTCATCCATGCGCTCGATGACCGCGTCGAGCTCTTGCTTAAGCGTTGGCCTGGTTTCCCATCCGATAGGGTCGTGCTTGTGGATTGAGCCGCCATCGAGGATGTCGCCATTGGCAATGATCAGCTTGGGCTTGAGCTGCTTGATCAGCTTAAGCAGCGCTTTGTGACCGATCGAGGGCTCGCCTGGCATGTAATGCGCGTCGCTGAAGATGATCACCACGCCGCTGATGTCCGCGATCGAACGCATTTTGTCGTGCGGATGGAAAATCCTTGTCTCGATCTTTGGCGCGTCTTTGCAACGTAAGTCGTTAGTGGTGGGCAGCTGGGTTTGCAGCCGATTTTCAATTGATCGGCGCCTGTACATCACGGAGCGCTGGCTGATTTTCAAATGCTCAGCGACCTTGGTTGGACTTTGTAACTCTTGCCAGATCGCAATAAATTCTTCGTCACTACAAGTCGGTGCCGCCATTGCAAATCCCTATTAAGTTTGCATTTGTTTCCTTTTATCAAATTGTTGCGTCACGGTAATGAAATCTACAACTTAGCTTCCAATACCAATCGTTTGATCTCCGGCGTTAAACGCGGCAGCGGCGCCCATGCAACAGCCCATTCAGCCCAAGGCCCGACAACACACATGCCGCCAGGCGTGAGCAGCAGCACCTTAGCGCCACCTGGTGGTTTATCGATATGCGGCAGGCGCCAGGTGGCCTCGCCTGCCACGTAGTCCTTCATTGCTCACCCCTTGCTCTGATGGCGGCGGCTATTTCGCGGTAGTCATACGCCCATACCTCACCGTCAAACAACTTCGCACACGCCTCACGCTCTTCTTGTCTAATCAACTCAGCAAAGTGCTCGATGTCACCGTGCAGGGTCAAGCCCGTAT